CTTACGAAGGATACCTCGGTACCTGTACGCGAATGATTATTCAACGTTTAAGTACAACCGTCCTTCCCGCTTTTTGAGACTGACTATCTTTAAAAGTGTTTAATCAGTTCCCAAATCCCATAAGATACCGGCGCTTGCTAGCCAAGAGAGTGGAGACATTCACTCTAGAGGCAAGAAAACATCGGTCTCCAAGGGTCGGAAAGGTGCACCCGCAAGCACTAAACAACAACGTGTTCAACAATTGCAGGGTTTTTCTCGTGTGATAACCTTTTGGTTCTCACAGATGAGACTAATCTGTAATCAAAAGGAACTCTTCAACTATCTAGAGGATCAGTTGAAGCAGGTTCCGTTGGACCAGATGGCAAAGACCTTCAAGCTTTCCTTGGCCTCTTTCTTTTCAAAAGAAAATGGTCAAGAATTGCCTGAAGGCGGGGACTCGATCTTTCAACCTTTCCCTCCTCGTTTTAATCGCTTATTAAAACGGAGGTGGGTCGGGAGAAATAGAAGGAGGGTCAGGGATACTTGGGATCTTCTACAAGCGAAGAAATTAAGTAACCCTGTTCCTCGTTCAATGATCGAGAAGGCGTACGCAAAGCACGGGGAAATTCTCTCAACTGTTGGGAAAACCCCCGATGCCGTCCTGGCAACTTTGCGTACTGTTTCACGAGAGTGGGCCGAAGAAGTTAGGAGAGTGTATCAAGAAAAGATACCTCTCGCTCCTTCTAAGGCCTATTTCGGGTATAAAAGATCTGAAGGAGGCTGTTTTGCCGCCCTTAAGCCCTTTTATTCTCGAAATATATCTCGTGGGAATCCTCTCCTTACCGGTACCCGGATTGACCCACCCATGATTTACCTAGAAGGTAAACCTGGAGTGGGAAAATCCTTCTTGTCTAATGCGATAGTTAAGCGACTATCTGAAAGGTTTGGTGAGTCAGATGATCTCTCCTGTTATTGGAGAAATTACGCGACTGACCATTGTGACGACTATAAAGGCCAATTGGTCTTTGGAGTCGACGACGCCTTTCAAGTGAGTGATTCTGTTGCAGCTCCAGATAAAATTGTTGATCAACTTATTCAAATGAAGTCGAACAACGAATTTATCCTTCCTATGGCAAAGCTTCAGGACAAGGGAATGAAGTTTAAGAGTGAATTTCTCCTCTTTTCCTCCAATTCTTGTCCTGTCACTGTTGCCAAGGCGCTGAAACATATCTCCCACCCAGCCGCTTTTGCCCGTAGGATACCATATTGGTATAGAGTCCACGAGTATGACCGTACGCGGAAGGTTTATAGAATACAAAAGTATACTATGAATCTCCAGTACAAGGACGCCCATTGTTCCTCCGATAGCTATCAGCTAGAATACGATGGAATAAGGGGTGTCCCTTCATACTACATGGAGGTCTCCGGACTCCGTTTCGTAGAAATAGTGGTCGAGGACGCTATTACGGCTCATAATCAAGCTGTTTCTAGCGCCCTCGCCTCCGTCAATAGGAAACGGGGATGGAGAATACCATTGGTACCTTACGGTGCCTATCGCCCTTCTTTCGGTTATGAATTCCCTTCAGAGCTGCCTAAAGAGAATGAGGTGGAAGCTTTTGCAATCCCCGAACCCCTTAAGGTTCGGATGATTACTAAAGAACAACCTCTCTCTTACGCTCTGAAACCTCTACAGAAAGCCATGGCAAAAGCACTAACTAAGTTTCCGTGCTTCTTCCCTGGATTTAAAGGAGAGATAGAGGAATTTGTAAACCGGAACTTAGAAGGGCAGAATGGATTCATTTTATCAGGAGACTACGATTCCGCAACGGATCGTCTTAATTCTGATATAATGTCCACCTGCCTTTCTGAGTTAAAGAAGGTTTTCTCTTCCCA